CTCGTAATCGTCGAGATCGCGCAAGCTGCGGATCACCGGCGCGCCCCATGGAACGCCGCGCGCCTGCGTGCGCTGCTTCTCGTAGACATGGGCGATCTCGGTCGCCGGGACCGGGCGGCTCTGCAGGCCGTTCTGCAAGGCCCCGTAGGCGTCGCCCGGATGCTCGGCATGGAGCCAGTATGCCCGGCGTTTGCCGACCGGGTCGAACTCGATCCCCTGTACCAGTCGTCCCGCGCCGACGGCGCCGGATTTCGTGGCGTCGAGGAAGTCGGCTTCCAGCACCTGCAATTGCAGCGGCACCGGTAGACCGTCGCTCGCCCGCCGCAAACGGCGGCGCACCAGAACCTCGCCCGCCTCGACCATCTCGCGGCAGATCAGCGTCTGCAGGCCGTAGAAGTCGAGCTGGCCGTCGGCGTCGCACTCCGCCGTCCAGCGCTCGAACAGCGCGTCGACCTTGCGGTCGAGCTTGTCGTCGCCGCTCGCGGCGCGCGGCATGATCCCGGCACCGATGATGTTGTTCACCAGCACCGCCACGGCCTTGGCCGCATGCGGGTTGTTGCGCACGAGATCCCGCATCCGGTCGCGCAGCAGCGCCCCGGCCACGCCGATCTCGGTGTCGGCCGAGGATCCCGGTGCGCGCCAGCCTTCCGTCCGCCGCCCGCGTGCAGCGCCGTCATAGCCTCGCGTCAGCATCTCGAAGGCCTGCCGCGCCATCACTCGGCGCGCGGCCATGCGGGGCGCTACCGTGGCGATGGCGTGATCGAACCAGGTCGCGGACATCAGCGATCCCCTCGAGAGAAGCCCGCCAGCCCGGCCACCGGCAGCGGCCGAGCGGTGCCCGCGATGGCGCGTTCGATGGTGCGGATGCGGGCGAGCAGATCCTCGGCCGAACCGTAGTCGACGGACTTACCGTCATAGCTGACGCGCGTCGTGCCGCTGGCATAGGCCCTGCGCAACGCCGAGAGCTCGGTTTCCGTCCAGTCCGTCATGTTCAGAACCATCCTCCGCGCCGTCCGAGCCAGTCGGAGCGGCGCTTGCCCTGCGGGGCCTGTCCCGGCCGGTTGATCTGCCCGGCGGGATCGGTGTCGTTGGGGGCCGCCCCGAGCTGATCCTCGAGGTCGCGCCATTTCTCGTCGGGCCAGCGGTCCGCGCCCGCGATCCAGGCGGCGGCGCGGGCATAGACCCGGCAATCCAGCGCCTCGTTGCGCTCGCGCAGCTTCTGCCATTCCAGCCGGGCGAAGCCGCGCTTCGTGCGCACCGTCACCAGCTGCTCGGCCACGAACTGCTTCAGCCATTCGTTCTCGACCCAGTGCGGCAGGTGCACCGAGCCGGGCGGAGACGCCGCCCCCTCGGCCATCTCCTCTTCGGTCGGGCGCGCCAGCCGCAGGAAGCGGTAGGTCTCGGCCTTGAAGGTCGACACCGCCACGGTCCAGAGCCGCGCCCCGCGCCGCAGGCGTTTCCCGCCCTCGGTCGCGTCGACGAAGGTCGGCCCCGACACCGGGCTCGAACGGTTGAACCCCTCGACGCCTTTCACCGGCGACACCTGCCCGAAGCCTTGCGCCCGCGACCACGAATAGACCGCCGGGGCCTCGTAGCCCGTATCGATGGCGAGCCGCGCGATGCGCAGATGCGCGCCGCGTTCATGCGGCCAGGAACGGTCGAGCAGCGTGGTCAACTCTGTCCATGCATCGTGCCGGTCGGGCCCGCCCTCGATGACGACATGATCGACGAGCCAGCTTTCCAGATCGCGGCCCCAGGCCCAGACATCGACCTCGATCCGGTCCTTCTGCACGTCGGCCCCTGCGGTCAGGAACAGCCCGCCCGCAGGCACCGTACCGGATGTCCAGCGCTCGCGACGGTCGTAGAGCCGCTGCCAGTCGGGGGCTTCGCCGGTTTCGACCCATGTCTCGCCGAGGATCGTGTTGCGGAACGCCTTGATTGCCTCGTCCGATCCCTGTGCCGCGTCCCATGCCCGCACGATCCGCTCCCAGCTCAGCCAGCCGATCGGCGAATAGAGCGCCGAGAGGTGATACCCGACCGTGGTCGGATCGGCGGCAACGGTCGTCGCGCGCCATTCGCCGCCCTCCAGCATCGCCGTCTTGTGGTGCTCCGCGATGGGCTGCTCGCAGCCCTCGCAGTGATATTCCGCCGTCCCCGGGCGGCCCTTCTGCCAGCGTAGCCGCTCGAACTTCAGCCACTGCATCGCGCCGCAATGCGGGCATGGCACGAAGAACCGGCGCTGGTCGCTTGCTTCATATTCCCGTTCGATCCGGCTCAGCCCCCGGATCGTCGGGGTCGAGACCAGGAACACCTTGCGCCGGTGGGCGAAGGTCAGCGACCGCGCCTCGGCCAGCGTGACCGGATCGCCTTCCTCGTCGGCCGAGGCGGGATAGGCATCGACCTCGTCGAGGAAGATGTACCGTGCCGGGGTGGAGCGCAGCCCGACCGCCGAGTTCGCGCCGGTCATGATCAGGATGCCGCCCGCGAATTCCTTGGACAGCATGGTGTTACCCGCGTCGCGCGACCGGGCCGGTTTGACCCGCTCCCGCAGTTCAGGGCTCTCGTCGATCAGCGGGTCGATCCGCTGGCGCGAGTTGCGCTTGGCCAGTTCCACCGTCGGCTGGACCGCCAGCATCGGACCCGGCGCCTGGTGGATGGCGAAGCCGATCCAGTTGTTGCCCGCCTCAGTCGCCCCGACCTGCGCCGCCTTCATGAACACGATCCGCTGCGTGGGATCGCCGGGGCTCAGCCGGTCCATGATCTCGCGCATGTAGGGCGTGCGCACCGTGCGATATCGCCCGGGCTCGGCCGAGGCGCGGCCCGACAGCATCCGGTGCCGGTCCGCCCATTCCGAGACGGTCAGGTCCGGGTCGGGCCGGAGCCCGTTGCCCCAGGCGCTCAGGATCTCGCCCGCGCCGTCGAAGTCCGTCAGTGCGTCATCTTCACCGGAAGTCGGGCCGGACCTCGGCGAGTTCGTCGAGGTGGGCGCGTGCATGTTTCTCCAGGACCTTCTGCATCGCGGCTGGCTCCACGGTGATCTGCTGATCCGTTGCGTCGCTGCACGAGGCCGAGAGTTCGGCCGCCATCAGCGCCGCCGCACGCGCAGGCCAGTTCACCCATGCGTCCCGTTCCTCGCGTGCCAGGCGGAACACCAGCGCCAGCGCGCGGGCCCGCTCGATCAACTCCCCCTTCAGCTTCTGCAGACGGATGCGCCGCTCCTGCGCCTTCAGCACCTCGTTTGCCGTCTTTGCCTGCAGGAAGGTGGTGCCGCCGCCAACCGCTGGGACCGACAGACCCTGTTCGCGGAGCGTATCGCCAACAGCGGTCACGGCCGCCTCGGGGACGGGCTTCAGCTTCGGCGCGGGCGGCTTTCTCGTCTTCGACGGGTCCGTTGTCTCGGCCCGTCTAGCGTCGCTGGCGGCCGCGTTGATGCTGCCGTCGGGATAGAGGACCAGCCGCTCGGCCGCCTTAGCCTTCTGGATCGCGCCACGCGACAGCCCGACATGGGCGGCGTACTGGCGCTCGCTCATGCCCTGCATCGACGGCTCCGATTATCATTCAAGATCATGTGCTTATCGAGTTGATAAGCGTCGCCACCGGAGCGAACGTCACTCCAGCTAAGCGATGCAACTCACCAAGGAGCCACCACGATGACCCGCCGCGCGACCGACAACACGAAAGCCCTCGACGCCTTCATCGCCGCCAAGTCCGAGATCGACACGATGCTGGAGCGGCTCGCCGCCCTGAGCGCGGACCATTTCGAGACCCACCCCGACGAGATCAACTGGGGCCATGTCGGCACCCTGAACCACTACCGCGCCAAGCTGCGCGAGATCACTGACATGGCCTTCAGCGAAGGCGAACACGCCGAGTGAGGCGACCCGCTCCCGGTCCCGCCCGCCGACTGGCGGGCTCGACCTCGTAGAAGGGCCCGCATCCCGCGCCCCCCGATACGGGAGACGACGATGACCAAGCTTTCCGACACCCAAGCCATGATCCTGAGCGCCGCCGCCCAGCGGCCCGAGCACATGGCCCTGCCGCTGCCCGAGAGCCTGCGCGGCGGCGCTGCCGCCAAGGTGGTCGGCGCGATGCTCGCCAAGGGCTTCCTCGAAGAGGTCGACGCCGACATGCGCAAGGGCGAGCCCGTCTGGCGCGAGACCGGTGACGGTCACGGCGTCACGCTGGTCGCCACCCACGCAGGCCTCGCCGCCATCGGGATTGAGCCCGAGGACGCGAACACCGCGCCTGCTGGCGCGACGGACGCGCCGACCGAGGAGCCCGCGCCGGACACCCCGACCGAACCGAAGGCCGCGCCCAAGACGCGCACACCGCGCGAGGGAACGAAGCAGGCCACCCTGATCGCCATGCTGCGCGCGCCGGACGGCGCGACCATCGAGGAGATCATGGCCGCGACGGGCTGGCAGTCTCACACGGTGCGCGGCGCGATGGCCGGGGCGCTGAAGAAGAAACTCGGGCTCGATGTGACCTCGGAGAAGGTCGAGAGCCGGGGGCGCGTTTACAAACTCCCCGCCGCCTGACGCGCCGGACGCCGACAAGCTGATGGCCGCCGTCCCACTGGGGCGGCGGTCGATCATCTGGCGCTCCGCATCCGGATCGCCTCGAACACCCGCCGCAGGGCGAAGGAACGCGCTATCGACACGATAGTGAAGATGGCGCCCATCTTCAGGTTCTGCGCCAGCGTCGTGTGCAGGCCGAAGATCGGGAAGATCAGGATCTGCGTCATGACCGCGACGCCGTAGCCGACGATCACATTGGCGACGGACTCGACCAGAGACATGAGGCGTGACTGCTTCATGCGGCGGACTTGCGCCTTCGCGCGGGTTCGGGTTCGGGTTCGGCGTCCGTGTCCAGCGTCTCGGCTGGTGGTTCGGCGTCGCCGCACAGCCGCTCGGTTCTCACCTGCGTGAAGGTCCGGCCATCGCCGTCGAGGATCGCGTCCTTGCCGGTTTCGGCCTGCCAGCGTTCAACGGCGACATCGACATAGGCCGGGCTGATTTCCATCGCGAAGACGCGGCGGCCGTTGGCTTCGCCCGCCATGATCTGCGAGCCGGAGCCAGAGAATGGCTCGTAGCAAAGCCCACCGCGCGCAACATGCTGGCGCATCGGGATGCCGAAGGCGTCGAGCGGTTTCGGCGTCGGGTGATCAGGGCGCTCGTCCTTGGCGAAGGATGGCATCTCCCACGTCGAGGGCAGCGTTTGCTCGGCGACCTTCGGCGGGCGGTTCGGACGACGCCAGCCCATGAAGCAGGGCTCGTGCTTCCAGAGGTAGTGTGAGCGGGTGAGAACCCCGCGGTCCTTCACCCAGATGATCTGCTGGTGGACGAAAGCGCCCGCCTTCTCCCAGCAGGCCTCCAGCATCGCCTGGCGGCGGGAGGCGTGCCAGCAGTACCAGGCGGCATCCTCGGCGATGGCCTCGGCGACCGCCGCAGCGATGAAGCCGTCGTAGAGTTCCGCCCCCTGCGAACTGTCGTCCCAGGTCGTGCCGTAGGATGCCGACCAGTCCTTGTTTCGCGTCGGGTGGTTGGAGCCGTCGTAGTCGACGAGATAGGGCGGGTCAGTCGCGAACAGCACCGCCCGTTCGCCATTCATCAGGCGGCGCACATCGGCGGCGCTGGTGCTGTCGCCGCACAGGAGCCTATGGTCGCCAAGGATCCACAGATCGCCCGTCTGCGATGCCGGGTTGCGCGGCGGTTCGGGGATGGTCACCGGCGGCACCGAGCCCCCGGCGACACCTTCTTCACCGTCGTCTTCCGCGACGTAGGCCAGCAGCTTGTCCAACTCGCCGTCGGAGAAGCCGACCAGCGAGAGGTCGAAATCCTCGGCCTGCAGGTCGTTCAGTTCCGCCGACAGCAGTGCCTCGTCCCAGCTGCCGAGTTCGGTCAGCTTGTTGTCCGCGATCCGGTATGCTCGGCGCTGCGCCTCGGTCAGGTGACCCAGCACGATCACCGGCGCCTCGGTCAGCCCGAGCTGCGTGGCGGCCAGGACGCGGCCATGCCCGGCGATCAGCTCGCCGTCCTCGCCGACCAGGCACGGCACGGTCCAGCCGAACTCGGCCATGCTGGCGGCGATTTTCGCGACCTGGTCCGGCCCGTGCGCCTTCGCGTTCTTCGCGTAGGGCTGGAGCTTGGCCAGCGGCCAGGTCTCGATCGCGTCCGGGGCGAAGCTCAGCGTCATGGTGGGCAAGGTTCCTCGGTCGGGTGGATGCCGGTGGCTTCCGGACTCCGGATGCCG